AGAGAGAGAGTGCTGTGCTTTGGTGTGTGCATATAGCTCACTAGCAGTTGTACTATCTAGCCGTTTTCAACCTTACGAGTCCAGTATATCATATCACACGTCCGCTGTCAAGCTTTTTTCATTCATACAATCCAGCGTCGCATAATACACATTATGCGACATAACAAACCGCCGTCTATATATTATGTATACATATACAGAGAATAAAATACATATACTATACAGGGGGTATACTATGTATATTTTCGTATACTATAAGAGAGAGGGGGGGGATGGAGTTGAGGAATAATTTTATTGTGGGGGGTTACCCCGTCCCCAATCACAAAATTTTTTGAAATCCGATAGAGTCTCCAATTTTTTTTTACAAAATTTTTTTCAAAACCTTGCTAATATTCCGTATGTATGCTATTATAAAAATATAAATATAAAAAACCCATGACAAAATCAGAAATCCTTCATAATCTTCTTATTCAATATGGAGATTCAGCTATTGGTCGGACAGAAGAAGAAAAAAACTTCACACGATTTATCATTCACACAAATGGAAAATCATTTGCCTGTATACTCCCAAAGAATGAAAAAGGAGGGTATGATTTTGATGATGTTATGGAAATTACAAAATCAGTGATAAAACACGCAAAACAATGCTCAAAGAAAAGAGGAATTTTCCGAAGAATTGTAAATGGCCTCTGGAAATAAGTCCTAAGACTGGATTACCAGATGGATATGTTACAATGTGGGAACAAAGAGTATTAGAAGAAACTAGGAAAGAAGAAGAAAGAAAAAGAATTTCAGAAGAAAAGAAAAAGGAAAGGAGAAAACTCCCGTGGAGAGCTAAATTATGGTCAATACTTGCTATGCAACTCAAAGATGAAGTAGAGGCGGCAAAAGTCGCATACGATTTGGATGATACTCCTGAAGCTCGTAAATTTGCTATTGCTATTTCATCTCGGAATAAAAAGGATAAACGCATTCACGAATTTGTTCAGGATATTGCAGAATCATCTTGTACAACGGTCCTTGAATTATCCAAGACAGCGGAAAAAGAAGCAGTTCGCCTCGCAGCAGCGATTGATATTTTGAATAGGTTGGGGTTAAAAGCTCCTGATAGGATTGAAATTGATGATAAACGAGAACTGACGGACAATGATAGACTTGCGATTGCGAGCGTCATAGATATCCTGCATCCGAAGGTTACCGATGCAGAGATTATTGAAGGAGAAAAGAGAGAAATAACGCCAGATATGATTTCTGGGGTAACTGACCAAGCGAGAGGCTGAGATATAAAATAATATTGCGAGGAAAAAACTATGAAACATTTGGATTTGTTCAGCGGGTATGGAGGGTTTTCTCAGGCTTGTGGTGAAACAATAGGTTTTAGCGAAATAGAAAAAAATGCTATTTCTGTACTAAAATATCATTATCCTAATATCATAAATTATGGCGACATCAACAAAATTACCGACTTACCCGACTTTGATTTGCTTACATTTGGTTTTCCTTGTCAGTCATATTCTATTGCAGGGGAAAGAAAAGGACTTGAAGATTTAAGGGGGCAAGTCATTTATTCTGTTATAAAGATATTAAGAGATAAAAAACCGAAGTATTTTATTGGTGAAAATGTGAAAGGCTTACTATCTCATAATCAAGGAAGAAGCCTAGAAATTATTTTAGAGGAATTGTGCGAAAGTGGATATGCAATAGATTTTGAGGTTTTGAATGCTAAGAATTTTGGCGTTCCGCAAAATAGAGAGAGGCTGTTTATTATAGGGAAAAGACTTGACATCTGCCAAGACATAATATAGAATATAAGAGTAATAATAATATTTTTATATGAAAAAACAGCCATTAGTAAAACTCACACAAAAACAATTATTGGAATCAATAGATTTATATCAAAGAGGTGTATCACTGCAACAATTAGGAATTTTATACAATGTTTCTCGCCAAGCGATGTGGGATTTACTCAGGAGAAGAATAAAATTAAGAAATAATACACGAATCGGAAAAGATAATCATTTTTATCGAGGAGGGATAAGGGCTGAAGATAAAATACATAATTTATTTGAAGAAGCAATAGAAAGGGGAAAAATAATTCCTAAAAATAAATGTGAGAAATGTGGAGAACAAAAAATATTTAGAAATGGTCGAAGAGGTATAGAAGCACATCATTCTGATTACAACAAGTCTTTTGATGTTATGTGGCTTTGCAGACAATGTCATTATGAATGGCATAAAAAAAATAAAGCAAAAAGATATGAAAACAATTGATAACCTTAAAAAAAAGTTATTATGCAACCCAAAAATAAAATTCCATTGCTTCAACTTCCCTTATCACGATGGGAGTCCTACAAAATCGCTAAAGGACATCTTGGAAACGAATGTTTCAGAGAAATATTTTTTGAGCAAGAAGACGGAGGAAAAAATCTTAGAGAGTTTACAAAGAACGCAAGCCAAGGCTACCGAGTGTATGACCAAGACGGAATCGCTTGCACCCAAGCCTCGCAAGCGGGTGGAGTAGGAGCAAAGACTGGGCTGTATTTTGTTGACCTATTAACAAATTCAGCCAAAACTACTGACAACGCTAGAGCTATACAAGCGAGATACGCTAAAGGATATTCAAAACATTCAGGGGAAATTTCAGGGGTAGCTGTCCCAGTATTAACTCCAGATAGAATAGAAAAAAGGCAGAATGGAAGAAGATTTAAAGAAGATGGAGAACCGATGTTTACTTTAACTGGTCAAGACAAACACGGAATTTATAATGGATTTAGAATCCGAAGACTAACACCAAGAGAATGTGAAAAATTGATGGGACTGCCAGTAGATTGGACAAAATATGGAATAGGAGAAAAAGGTTTATATGAATTATCTGATAATGCTCGATATAAATTATGTGGCAACGGAGTTGTCGTCAATGTAGTAGAAGCGATTATGAAAAAACTAAAATAATATGGCAAGGTCTCAATGGTGCAAATTACATAGAGTAGCATTCCATGATAAGTGCGATGTATGTTTCCCACCTCCGCCTGTTATTATAGGAGATGCTGTTATAAGAGCAGATGTATTTACTTCTCGTATTCCAGACTATTCAAATCTTCCGTCTATTGAGTCCGTTATGCTGATACCTAAGATTGAATGGGGAGAAAAACAATGGCTTACTTGGAGGGTCTGGAATGCTTCTAAAAATAAACAATAATAATATGAAGAACATGGATAAGGTCCTGAAAAGCATAGTTGAGAGTTGTAAACTCTTCGGAATTATTCTTGATAAACCACATTGGAAAGTTGAGAAAAGACCAGCAGGTAAAATGGCAGAATTTTATTTTACATATAAGGGTTCATTGTATGGCGGCGGTGCTTATTATAAAGACATATCAGATGCTCTTAAAAGAGAAGAAATTGTTTTAAGAATTGTTTCGTCAATGAGAACTATATCAAAATGATAACAAATGAAATACTTTCAGAAGCACTTAAGAAGCTTTCTGAAATGAGTCCGTACGCACGGGTTCAGACAATAAAGCAATCTGAATATGGAGAAGAACTCTTCATGGGGTATTATTTTTCTGAATATATAAAATATCCATTTGCTCCATTCCATTTTGATATGTTTCAGGATTGGAGGGATTTACGCTCTGGGAAAATTCGTGAATTAGCTTGGATTGTTTTTCGAGAAGCCGCAAAGTCGTCAATAGCAAAAGTTCTTATGACGAAAATGGTTTGCTTAGATGAGCGAGCATATCTGAATGTTGACTCATTTGACAAAACAAACGCAGAAAACTTTCTCTTTGACGTTGCTCAAAATCTTTTGACAAATCATAGAATTATTTCTGATTTTGGAGTCCTCTATGATAGGAAACGCTCGACAGAAGAATTGACTCGAACTCGTATGGACAATTTTCTCACAAAAAATAATGTTCTTGTAGAAGCTCACTCTGTTGCTGAATCTGTTCGTGGTCGTATCTTCGGACACGAGCGTCCTTCTTGGTTAATTCTTGATGATTTTGAGACAAATAAGACGAAAGATTCGCTCGCATATACATCGGCGACAAGAGGACATATTGAAGAATTTGCAACAGGTCTTGATTCGAATGCAGGTATTCTCTATCTCGGAAACTATATTACGAAGACTGGTGTCGTTCAGTGGCTTATGGATAGGGCACTGGAAGACCCACGAGTACGCGTGCGTATGGTTCCTGTTATTGAAAATGATGTACCAACATGGCCAGCAAAATATGCCCTGACAACAGAAGAAGCAATATCAACAGGGAAGGTTTCTTTGGAAGATAAGCGGAAACAATTCGGAACAGTCGTCTTCGAAACAGAGATGATGAATAATCCTATCGGTTCAGAATATCAGGTATTCAAAAGTGAGATGTTCCATAGAATCTCGCTCGATGAAGTTCTTAAGAAGAATTGTCGAGTGTTTATGTCTATTGATACCGCTATTTCGCAGACAAAGAATGGAGATTATACTGGTATTGCAATCAACTTTGTTGATATGGAAGGTAAGTGGAATATTATGGCAATAAATCGTAGGATGACACCGAAAGAATTGATTGATTTTATCTTTGAATACTGGGAAAAATATAAGATAGAAGCTATAGGAATTGAAAAAACAACCTTTCAAATGGCACTGAAAGAATTTTTTGATGAAGAAATGAGGAAGAGAAATAAGTTCCCAAATATCGTAGATTTGCTTCACGGAGGAAAGAAAAAAGAAGAGCGCATTCGTGGTTCTTTACTTGGTCGCTATGAATCAAATTCAATCAATCATATTGAAGGATATTGTGCGGAATTGGAACAACAATTACTTGCATTCCCAAATAGCAAAAACGATGACATCGCGGATGGATTATCCTATCAGGACCAAATTGCACAATCACCATTTCAAAAAGTAGAGATGAAAGTTAAGGCTTATAAACCGCAATCTTGTGCATAGTTGACATAGTTCGTATTTGTTTTATAATGAAGAAAAATACAAATACCTCTGTGAATATATCTTGCCGACAATTCGTAGATGAACATGGTAATGGAAGAGTGCAGGTTTCTTCTGATATTTCGTATAACACGAAAGATGTTATTAACGAATCTTATCGACTCTACAATGGAAAGCACAAGACAGAGAAAGATTCGGACGGATTACAAATGATAATGGTCAATATAGCGTGGATTGTATATCGCACGCTTTTTTATGGTTCTGATGTTGATACAAAGGATGCTCAGCTTCGAAGTTTGAATGGTCGTGGTACATCAATCTTGCAAATGCTTCGAATGGCGATGATTTCTCATTTGAATCGAACGGGATTTGGAGATTTTATTGATGATGTTCGCTCAGATTTAGCTGCTTTTGGCTCTGTTCTTATAAAAATTGTTGATGGTGTACCAAAAACAGTTGATTTAAGAAATGCTGTTATTCCTGCTCATTCAAGTGATATTCAAAAAACAGGACTTGTAGAACACCAATACTGGACATACGATGATTGTTTGAACCATAAAAAAGACTGGAGTAAAAAAAATTGGAAAATCGTTCAAGAAATTTTTGAAAAAAATTCTATTACTGGAATCTATCAAGTGAAGATGGATGAATTCTGGACATATCAGGAATTTGAAGGAAAAATGCACAAGGTTTGTGAGCGGTCTATTGATATGACGAATATCGACCCAAAGATATTTGATGATAGTTCTCTTTGGTCGCCTTCGATTGTTTTGGAAACATTTAAGACTCCACACAAGAAACGAAGAGCAACAGCATATCTTCGAAAGAAATATGGAACATACGAAGAACTTTTCCCATACATTTACTTTCCTTTTATTAAGATTAAAGGTCGCGGTCTTGGAGTCGGTGTCTTCGAAATTCTTGCTGGCTTGAATATACTGTATAATGAACGGTGGTATTACTCTCGGAAGAAGGATATTCTCGATTTGACTTCCATTATTGTTCACAAAGTAAAGGACGGAAATCGTTCATTAGAGCAACAAAATCTCGCTAATCTTACCTCTGGAGCAGTCGTTCAGATTGGTATTGATGAAGACCTGCAAAGGCTTATTATAGACACAAAAACAGGAGAGCTCATTGCTTCAACTGATAAACTTTTTGAAATCGCTCGTCAAATTGTTGGCATTACCGCACAGGGAGCTGGGCAGGATATGCCAGCAACAACGACCGCAACGGTTGCAATAGCCAACAAGCAGACTGCACAAAATACATACGACTTCCTCATTGAGCGAGTCTCAATATGCCTGAAAAATCTTTTTCAGGACTTTTATCTTGAACAGATAGTCTCAGAGCTCACTGAGGAAGAAGTTGTATCTATCACTGGTTCAACTCGTGAACTGGAAGAAATGGATAAGTGGCTCGTTGAAAATGCAGTCAATCAGGCAGTTGTAAATGAATATGATAAAACTGGAGTATACCCAACTCAGGAAGAAGTGGATTTTATCAAGCAATCAGCATACAATGGACTAAAATCTCTCGGAAAAAATCGTTTTCCACAAATTAAAAAAGATGTTTTGAAAGATATTGATTATTATGTCGAGTTCTATATTAACAATGAAGGATTTGATAAGGCAGTCAAGATTCAGAATCTTATGCAAATTTTACAGATGGATACGAACCTTTCTCGTGAACAGATTGAAGCTGTTATTATTGATTTAATGGGAGAAAATTCGAAACAATTTGAAAAGACTGAAGAGGAAAAGAAGCGTGATGCAGCTACAGCTCAGGCAGAGCAGGACGCTGCCGCACAAAACGGGAAACCAGTGAATCCGCTTCCTCAAGACCAACAGTTCCAATATGCTAATGCTCCAATACGGCGATGAAAATAATTGAAAAAGATGAATTTCTGAAGAAAGAAGAGGACGATAAGAATTCTTATCTCTTAAAATTACAATTTGATAGAAAATTTCAGAAATATTATGTTAGAGGAATCGTTCTTCCTGTATTGAAAAATCTTCGTGATTTGAAATGGATTTATTCGAATGAACAAGAACTCTTAAAAGCAAGCGATGAAGAAATCGCAGACATAATTAGGAACAATCGTGTCAATTATTCAGCACTTGTAAAATTGCTCACACCAATAATTGATGAGGAAATAAAGGAAGAATTGTAGTTATTTGACAATATTGTTATTCATTTTATAATATAGATAGTTGATTTTATAATTCTTTTCTTGTGAGGGAAATAACCCTCGTAGAAAGATAGTAAAATTAAATAAATATGGAAACCCCAAACCAAAATGAGGAACCTACTGGTAACCCTGATGAAGGAGGAGAGTCCGAAGAGCAGAAGGAGTTCAATAAGTTATTTGAGGGAGTTAACCTCGATGACGAAAATGCTGATGTTGAAGAACTTAAAAAGAAAGTTGAAAACATCCAGAAAGGAGCCGCAAAGTTCTTTTCCGAAAAAGGCATGAAGAAAGGAGTACCAAAGGAAGAAGCGTCTAAACCAGTTGCAAAGCAGGAAAATGCCTCAGACCTCGAAGTAATTTTCTTTGAAAGTAAGCCAGAAGCAAGTCTTGTTGAAGATGATTTGAAAGCCGTCGCAAAAGCTAAGGGGATTTCTCTTATCCAAGCATGGAAACAAGAATCGTGGATTCAGACTAAAGCCAAGGCACTCCAAGAAGAGAAGTCAGAAAATGATGGAAACAGCAAAAAGGTTGGTGAGCCATCAGGTTCTATCCCTGCAGAAAAAGATTCTGAACAGAAAGCAATTGAACGAGCGTTCACTTCAAATCTTCCGTCAGGATTTTCGGCAGAGAAACCAAAGATGTAATTGATAAAATAATATAAAAATATGGCTGCTAAATATAAGGTTCGTGATAGCGAAATGCTTCGGACGATTATCGCTCCGATTGCTACTGATACCGTAATTGAAGCTGGTGATTTAGTAACAGTTTCTTCAGGTCTCATTATCAAAGCAGTAGCAGCGTCTACTACGCTCGCATTTTCTCCAAAAGCTCATGTTGCAAACTCTGGTACTGAAATCGAAGTGACTGTCGGTAATGACTTTACGCTCACTGGGACTATGGATGTGAACTTTGCTGCTGCATACCGTGGAGTAGAGTATGACATCAATGATACAACACAAACTATCGACCAAGGAGCATCTGCAACAAAGGTTCTTAAAGTGAGTATTGGAGCTGATGCTGGAACAGTTGGTACTGCTACTGGTGTTAATGTCAGAATCAACAAACCGTGCTTCTAATCTAAAAAATAAAAACGTAACA